GCAGAGGTATCTATCTGCCTGATGCAACAGAGGTGAAGCTAGATGGAGCAGGCGTGGTTGAGTGTAAATGCACTAGAGACTATGCAGAAGATACGCCTGCGTTGTGGCGTGGTGTATTACAGATGCAAGCACAGATGGAATGTGCATGCGTAGATTGGGGATTATTGGTGGTGCTATATCAATCAACAGACTTCCGTTTGTTTGTCTATAAGCGTGATCCTGCTTTTGCAACTAAACTTAGAACAGCAGTAGAGGATTGGAATAAAAGGGTAAAGGATGAAAACTACTTTCCGTTTGAACTACTTGATGAAAAGCGGAATGATGGCGTGCTAGTGCATCCTGAAGCTACAGAAGATGAAGTGGTTGATCTTGATAAGCTATATGAGGATCACGCAAGGCAAATTATGTTGTGCGATGAAACTATCAAAAACGCAAAGGCGAGCAAACAGAACGCAATGGCGAGGTTGATGGAAGCAATGGGCAATCATAGTAAGGCAAGAGTAGGTGATTTTAGTATCAATTGGGGTATGACACATTATAAGGCAAAAGAGGAAAAGGTAGTTCCTGCTAAAGAAGCTTACAGCGTTAGAAGGAAAACTTTAAATATAAAGAGGGTATTAGAATAAATGAATGTTTTAAGTCTTTTTGATGGTATGAGTTGTGGGCAAATAGCTTTAGATAAACTTGGCATAAAAGTAGATAATTATTATGCAAGTGAGATAGATAAATATGCTATTAAAGTAACGCAAGCAAATTTTCCTAATACAATACAGTTAGGAGATGTAACTGAATTAGACACATCTACATTACCAAAAATAGATTTAATTATGGGTGGCTCTCCGTGTCAAGGATTTTCTTTTGCAGGTAAACAGCTTGCTTTTGATGATCCTAGAAGTGCATTGTTTTTTGAGTTTATAAGATGCATTAAACAATTAAATCCTACATATTTTTTATTAGAAAATGTAAGAATGAAAAAAGAGTTTTTGGAAGTGATAACAGATCAATTGTCTCAGTGTTATGAGCCAGAAGATGTTGATAATCAATTCTTAAATGTTTTAGGTGAGGTAAGGTTTGAGCCTATTTTTATTAATAGTTCGCTTCTAAGCGCTCAGTCAAGGCAAAGATATTATTGGACTAATATTCCTAACATACAACAACCAGATGATAGAGGTATAGTTCTGCGAGATATATTGGAAAACCAAAAAGATGATTATACTGTAAATAGTCCGAAGGAGACTACAACTAAACTAGTTGGTAAAATAAAAGATGGTGGTCAAGGTAATTGTATTTACTCACAAGATGGTAAATCATCTACATTATGCTCTCAATCGGGTGGCACAGCAGGTAATGGCAATACACTTGTAGAAACCAAACCTAAACAAGTAGGTGTTGCAGTAGATATTAAAGGACACGATCAGATTAAAAGAGTGTATAGTCCAGATGGTAAGTCTCCCACAGTAACAACCTGTGGTGGTGGTCATAGAGAGCCAAAAGTTGTTTCTGGTGGTGCTTTTCGTGGCAGATATATTAATGATGAAACTAAACAGATGTTAGAAATGCGTAAAGATAATAAGTCAAATGCTATTACAACAGTTGGCAAAGATAGTATTGCAGTTAACGAAGATCTTACTTGGCGTAAATTAACACCTTTAGAAATTATGCGACTTCAGACAGTGCCAGACGATTATCTGATGCCTGTATCAAACACACAAAAATATAAGATGCTCGGCAACGGATGGACAGTAGATGTTATATGTCATATTTTAAAAAACATGGAAGGGTATCAGAATAAATCAAATGGAGGAGTTGATGTTGGAGAGTTTTCTGATACCCAACTTTGATTATATAGGAAAAGTAAGATGAAAGAGATATTGACAATAATTTTATTAGCGATCTTTAGCACGCTAGGCGTGGCCATTATGTCTTGCATAATTTATATGTTGAACAGGGATGAAGATTGAATAATATGAATATATTAATGTATGATGCATTAACAGTTTATGAAAACTAACTTTACAGATTTTATTGACGAGGAAGCTATGGAAAAAATAGGCAAGGAAGCAGTTTGGGTTTACAAGGATGTACATAAACAACTCAAGGTTTTATCAGCACAAACAGGTAAGCCAATGGGACAGCTTGCAGAATACTTTTTAAAAGTTGGTATAAATTCTGTTAAGCACGATCTTAATAATGTAGATTTTGATGTGGAGAACTTATGACACAGTTTAACGAACAAGTAGCAAAAGCTAGACTTAGGCTAGAACAAGAGAAAAAAGCAAAACAGATTACAGCTATGGGTTGGTCAAGGGATTTAGAGGATGAAACTTTGGTGCATGAATTTACTAACTTTGCTAATGGTACAAGCGTTGTCAGAACAACAAGGATTGTAGATGGTAAACGCTAGAGCTAAAGGAGCAGCTTTTGAGAGAGAATGTGCAAAGAAGATCAACGCTATGCTTGAGACAACTCATTTAGACGATAGGGTTAGTAGAAACCTCAATCAGTATCAAGAGAAGAATCAACCAGATTTAAAATTACGCTACATTTATTTTGAATGTAAAAACTATGCAAGAAATAGTAACAATTGGTATCAAGAGAAATGGTGGCGACAAGTTTGTGAAGCAGCAGGAGATGACAATACGCCTGTTCTAATTTTTAAATTTAATCATTTACCAATTAGAGTAGCGTTCCCTTTAAGTATGATTAACTCAAATATAAGCGATAGTGAGTATCATCATCCTGTTGCCTTCACTTCTTTTGAGGAGTTTTTAGATATTCTTAAATATGAAGTTCAGTCATGGAAGAAATAATTAATTATGATGCTGCTTTTGATAAATACTGTTGGGATGAATATTGTAAGCTTAAGCGAGGAGCAGATTTTTTAGGCATAATTATTGAAGATTTTGGGAGTTGGAAGGAAAGCAATACTGCTTACCTGATAGCTGAATATGAAATAGTAACTGCTAATAAAGTAGTTCATTAAAAAGGAGAGTTAAGTATGGAAATACTACAAGAATCAGATAATTCAATTTATCTAAAGTTTATCAGCAGGGATAAACAATTTAAGCTTGCAGATCAGGAATGTAAGTTTAAATATATGCAACTTGATCTTGATACATTGCAAACAGGTTGGGGACGTTATGAAAGTGGCTATGAGTTTGTTTGGGATACTGTGGTCGGTGCTAAAACTGAAAGACCTGCAGGAGAAGGATGGACAAGAGCTTTTTCTATCTGGGTTATGGTTGATGGTGTAGAGGATAGGCCTTTGCTATGGCAACGTAACAGCGTAAATGAGTATCAAACAATGTTAGAAATCCTTAGAGGATGTTATAACCAATGGAACGAGAAAAAGCCTGCGTTACCATGCTTTGCATTTACAGGCACAGAAACTATAAAAGGTAAGATGAATGACTTTAATAGAGCTAACTTTTCTTTTGTAGATTGGAAGCAAAGAAAAGATACCTTTGTTATACCTACGTTTGATGCACCTAATGATGATGATTGGATTAGTCCAAATGCAGGTCTAAGTGATAAGGTTGATGAACAGATTGCTAAGAGTGGTGATTTGACAGAAGATGATTTGCCATTCTAGATCATGCAAGATAAGTGGGTTAATGTAGCTCCACAAATTGCTTTAGAGGTCTTAGGAGAACCAAAAACTAAAACAGATAAAGAATGGCGGTGGGGATCAAAAGGAAGCTTTGTATTTAATGTACAAGCAGGTACTTTTTTTGACTTTGAGAATGATGAAGGTGGAGGAGTAGCTTGGTTATTAGAGACAAACAATATAGAGAAAGACATTTTGCAAAAGTTCGATCAAGGCTTTGCATCCAATGGCAACAGCGTAATTACCTCCACTACTCGTGATGTTGCCATAACTACTCCTAAAATAGTGGGTGCAAAGTCTTTCTCTAGAGACACCTTATTAAACAGCTTTTTAGTCTTACGCTTTCCAGAAGGACATCTAATCAAACAAAAGTACGCACCTTTTACAAAGGTTGGTGATAGTTGGGTGATGCGTAGACCAGAGGGCAAGTTGCCTTTATATAGCGAGTGCAACCATCCCAATAAGCCTATCCTCATTAATGAGGGAGAGAAGGCGTGCTTGGGAGCAGGCAAGCTCTATGATGGCGATGTTGCTTGTTGGCATGGAGGAGCTAAGTCTTGGGAGAAATCAGATTGGACACCTGTATTCAATAGAGATGTTTACATCTTTCCAGACAATGATGATGTAGGTAAGGAAGCTGCGTGGGAGCTAGGAAAGTATTTAAAGAAGAATGGATGTAGTGTAAGAATAGCTTTGCCACCCAAAGACTTTGCGGAGAAGGACGATCTTTGGGATGCTAATGTTAATAATTACTTCGATAATAGCTTTGCGTTAGAACAATACATCAAAGGTAATCAAATGTTACCGCCTAAAAGCGATATTTACTTCCAACGTATCGATGAAGTTATGGCGGAAGTAAAAGAGCCTGATTGGTTGATACAAGATATGTTTGAGAAAGAATCAGTTATGTCTATCTTTGGTGCTGCTAAATCAGGTAAATCTTTTGTGGCCATAGCTATGGCGTGTGCTGTTGCGATGGGAGAAGAGTTTTATGGAAGTGCTAGTAAACAGGCAACTACACTTTATTTATGCGGAGAGGGCAAGAGAGGAGTAGGAAGAAGAATAAAAGCTTATGAGCAATATTTTAACAAAGACTTATCAAAAGCACCGCTTCTATTATCTAATAGAGGTGCAAGGATCACAGAAGATGATGAGTTTGATAAGTTGTTGACAACTTGCAGAGAGATAGAAGAACAATATGGAAGTATTGGTTTAATTATATTTGATACATTTCAGCGTAACTTTTCAGGTAATGAGAACTCTAGTGAAGATGTAGGTTTATTTATACAGCGATTAGATAAGTTGGTTGCTGAGTTTGGTGCTACTTGTTGCTTTGTGCATCACACAGGACATGGATCAAATGCTAGAGCTAGAGGATCAAGTGTTATACAAGCAAGTTTAGATTATGAGTTTAAGGTTAGTAGAGATGATATTGTTGATGAAATGTGGGTTGACTTTGAGCAAACACTTAACAAAGACGGAATGGGTATGGCTAAGATGAATTACAAGTTCCATGAGGTAAATCTGCTTGGATTTGATAATCTAACAAGTGGAGTGCTAATACCTGAAGATAAACCAATAGATATTAAAGAATCTACAGTTAATGAAGAAACTATAAAGGCACTTATAACTGTAGCTGAACAGCAATGCCCTGATGATCCTGTAAGTGTTTGGCTAAATGCAGCAGATATAGAAGGCATATTGAAGTTAAAACGTAAGACTGCTCAAGGAAGATTGAAGCAATTAAAGGAAAAAGGATTGGTGCATTACAAAGAAAATTATGGTTATCAGGCTAAAAAATGGGATGAAGGAGTGTTTTAGTGGATAGAAAAGTGGATAGATGTGGATATAAAGTGGATATAAATTGGCTATTTTCTATCCGAAATCACCTTGTAGTGGATATATCGGATATATATATACCTTGTATATATCCGTATATCCGCAAAGATCAAAGTTTTTGATATATCCATGAAACATATATATAAAGATAATGCGTTGTTACAGATAAAGATACTTAGGAAGCTTGAATCTGAAATTGTAAAGAAGTGGGGTGGTAAGAAAAGATTATTAAAAATAATACCAAGCAATGTTGCATTAAAGTTTGAGAGAGCAGAATGGATGTTTAGAGAATCATTAAAGAAACAAAATTATAAAAAGATATTTTCTATGTGCGAGATGATGCATAGAGCTTACGATGCAATTATTGAAGCTGCTACAGATAATGGTTATACAGAACTTGATCCTAATGTGTCTTGTTATAAATATAACAAAGATAAATATGCACTTATAGTTGGTAATGACTATGAGCTAGAAAGTGTTTATGACAAATATAAGCAAGAAGAAGATTGTATTATTTTTAGCATTGAAGAATTGTTTAGATGCATACCTGAACATTGCATAGATGCTAAAGAACAATTAACACCGGGAAACTTTAATCCTACATTTACAAAGATTAACTATGATAAATCCATATAAAATATTAGAGCCTTCTATTATAAGCTTTAGTGGTGGTAGAACTTCTGCGTTTATGCTCAATAAGATTTTACAAGCACACAATGGCGTTCTTCCAGATAGTTGTCATGTAGTGTTTGCAAATACAGGAAAGGAAATGCCACAAACCTTAGATTTTATAGAGGACTGTTCTAATAATTGGGATGTAGAGATAGTTTGGTTAGAGTTGTCAGAAATAATTAAAGATGGTTATAAGCCAACCCCTAATAGTAGAGATTGGATTTTTAAATATAAAATTACTAACAAGCAAGAATGTTCCAAGAATGGAGAACCTTTCGAGCTATTAATTGATCATTATGGAAAGCTACCAAATGCAACAAATAGATTCTGTACATATTTAATGAAACAAAGAGCTATTGCTTGGTATGAAAAAATTAATGGATTAGATAATCCAGATCATATACTTGGTCTTAGATATGACGAACCGCATAGAGTCCATAGAGTTAGAGCAAGGAAAGAAAAAAAAGAAATCATTACCCCTTTATATGATGCAAAGCATACAAAATATGAGGTAGAAGAATTTTGGAATAAAAGTAATTTTGACTTAAATTTAATTTATAGAAATGGTCATACAGTTTTTGGCAATTGTGATATGTGTTTTTTAAAAGGCAAAAATCAACTAAACTATATGATAAAACAAAAGCCAGAATTAGCAGAATGGTGGATAGAGCAAGAAAATAAAACAAATAAAACTTTCAAATTTGATTGCACCTTTCAAGATATTAAGGATATTGACAAAGACCAATTAAGTATTTCTTTTGACCATGAAGAAAGTATTGATTGTTTTTGTAATGATTAACTATGCCAACAAAACTTAAACCAAGCGTAAAACATTGGGACAGGAAAACAGGTAAGACTACTGTTGAGCATTTTTATATTAAGAATACTAAATTAGAAGAATTGTTAGATATAATTAATTCAGATAGAGCAAATCCTAAACTTAGGATTAAATGTAAACGAGAACTTGATAGGCGTGCAAATGATTCTAGTAAATGACGATTGTTTAAATTACTTTCCAAAAATTAAAGAAAAAAGCATTGATCTAATATTGTGCGATCCTCCATATAATTTGACTAATTGTGTATGGGATGAAGCAATACCTGTTGACATTATGTTTAATTTTTTAAATAAAATTGTAAAAGATAATGGTGTTATTGCAGTACACTCAATGCAACCATTTACATCATTATTAGTAAATGCAAACCTTAAATATTTTAAGTATTGTTGGATATGGGATAAAGTAACCTCAACAGGTTTCTTAAATGCTAAAAAGCAACCCATGAGAAGGTATGAAGAAATATGTATTTTTTACAAGAAGCAATGTAAATATAATCCTATT